CTACTCTGAGCATTGTTAACCGAGGTGCTGGATACACTGGTGCCCCAACAGTTACTTTTGCTCCATCAGCCCTGGATGCCGGAAATACCATTATTTCTGCAACCGCGACTGCTGTTCTTGGTTATGGAGTAACAGGTGTTATTATTACTAATGCTGGTTCAGGCTACACTGAAGCTGAGCTCCCATTAGTCCTTACTTTTGCTGGCGGCACACCTATTGTTCCAGCAGCTGGTTTTGCCACTTTGCAGACCAAAGGAACTGGTATTCTTACTTATGAGATTCCAGCATGGGATTTGTTTGTAGAAATAGACGGTCAAACTTCTGATCTAATCCTTAACTCTACAAATCAGCTTCTTAATATTAACACTCTCCACCTCCCCGGAACTCTCCAAAACAGCACTGAGAACTTTAACGTTGCACAGTTTACTCGTACTTTCTTAACTGCAGATATTACTAAGTTAGACCCCACAGCTTCTGTGTCTTCTGCTTTGTTTAACTGCTTAAATCATGGTTTAAATAGCGGACAAAAGATTTATTTCACCACGCCGCTAAACAAATCTACTGGCGGAACTTTAGTTTCTCCTTCAACTTCACAAGCATCTATACCTTATTATGTAAGTGTTGTTAATGGAAATCAATTCCTTCTTGCAACAACTCAAAGCAATTTAAACAGCCGAATCTTTATTCAATTTGCGGTTTTAACTGCTGGTCAAAGCACACTTTCATATAGTGGTTTAGGGATTGCCCGTGAAAACACTTCTGCCTACAGCAATGAAGGTTTAGTGAATCTTATTCGCGGTCGTAAGTATGGTTTCAATACTTACAATGTACTTCCTACATTCTATCCTGCAAATGTTGATCCACTTTCTGGCGCCGCTGGTTTAGGGGCCACCCATAAACTCGGTTTCTATCGTGTTGATGGTCAAGTTTCAGACGCTTACTACTCTGTTTACGGCGAAAGTTTGACAGCTGGTTTCTTAGGTGATCTTAACATTGGAAACAATGAAACAGATAACTTATTCTGTGTACCTCTTGTAGATCAAGATCGTTCGACCGCTTCTTTCATTACTCCCGTATTTGTAGACAGCCTAGATAATAAGATCATTCTATGGGGTGCAGAAGTTCAACTTCGCTATACTTCTTATAAGCAAGCTCCTACGAATCTCTTCCGTTTTAATGCGGTAACATCCGAAGAGCTAGTTGACTACGCTTTACGCGGAACATTTAACGAAGGCGTACCTGCATGTGTTGTTCTTGCCACTGGCATCGACGATGCTCAGAAACTTCTCGAAGATAGTCAGCAGTACTTCAACGCACGTGGTTTCATCGCTTACTATGGCCCGTATGTGAAGAATTCCTCTGGTGCCTTTGTGCCCCCGAGCCCATTCGTAACTGGTGTGGCTATTCGTCGCTACCGCTCTGAAGGATTCCAGTATCCACCTGCTGGCGTGAAGTATCCACTTAACGGTGCTTCAGCTGTACAGATCCCAATCAATAGCACCCAGCAAGACATCCTCAACCCCAAAGGTTGCAATGTTCTTCGCACGCTACCTGGCTACGGATCTACAGTATTTATCTGGGGCGGCCGCACTCGTATAAACCAAGACGATGCAGAACAGCGTTTATTCCAATTCGTGAACACTCGCGTGATCATGAACGTGGTATATGGCTCACTCCGCCGTGCTTTCGATAGTCAAATCTTTAATATAATTGATGGTTTCGGCCTCGTTTATAACAAGATCATAAGTATCGGTAATAGTGTTCTTAATGAACTTTATGTTCGTGGAGCATTATTTGGTTCTCGTCCTGGCGAAGCTTTCCAAGTGATCTGCGATGAGCGGATTCAAACTCCTACCGGTTTGGAATCTGGTCTGGTAAATGCAAAAGTGTTTGTTGTGCCTGTTCCTACTCTGGAGCGCATCCAAGTGGATCTCATCCGTGTTGCTATTGGCAATATGCAAAATGAGCTCAATGCTTTGGGTGTTGGTGAAGATAACGCTATCTAATAAAAAAAGGGAATCTAAGATGAAACGCCTACTGGTCAACGTCGAAGATTCCCTTCATTCTAAACTCAAACAACGGGCTGCATTAGAGGGTGTTTCACTTACCACCCTCTGTGTCAGCCTTCTTGAAGAGTCTGATGAAAGGGAACCTGAGACTCACATTGAAATAAATTCCGATTTATTTGAACCAATGCTTTATGCCACATTACCACTTAATCTTTTAAGAGACGAATTACAAAAAGTGGCAATTACAAAAATGGAGAGTAATGATAAACGTTCTCGCATGATGAAGATTAATTTTGAAATGGCCAAAAGGTATCGTCGATGAGCGTAAATCCTCTCCAACCTAATATTCAAGGAATCAAATATCCTCTTACTGTAAGTAATGGTGGACTGGCAGTTTCTGTAGATTTTGATTTAGTTAGTCAACATGTTTTATCAGTTGTAGAAACACGATGGTATGAGCGTGTGATGAGGGCAAGTTACGGTACTGACGATTACATTTTCCAAGTTATTAATCCCCAACTGATTAATACACAACTTCAAATTGCCGTTCAACAAAATGTTCTTGAAGTTGGTTCTGTTGAAGTAAGAGGAGATTGGAGAAATGGCGATGACGGATTATACGATGTTGTGATCACTTATTATATTAACAGTACTCCACAGCCGCCTCTTTCATTCACCTTGAGCTTCTAATGGCTAAACGATTTCAAATCCCACCAGTGCCCACTGGTGAAGTAGCTAAATATACAACAGACCCCTATAACCTATCAAGCATTTACATGTTCGGTAGTTCCTCCCCGTTTACTGGGCAGGGGAACACAATTGTTCGGCCCGATGACGATCTCTTAATTCAAAAAGGCGGCAATAGGGCATTAATAATCTACAAAAGGCTATTCTGGGATTCGTCAGTTCAGTCTTCGTTTGCAAAATTATGCCAAGAAATTACATCACGCGATTGGCTACTAACTCCCGCTTCTGAAAAGCCTGGTGATTTAGCCGTTAAAGATTACGTTGAAGAAGCACTTCAATACCTAGATATGGATGACCTTTATAAAGGTCTTGCTGAAGCTTTAATTTGCGGGTTTAGTGTAGGCGAAGTAATGTGGAAAAAAACAAAACAAGGTATTATACCTTTTGATGTTCGCATTCGTGATCAGCGTCGCTTTGTATTCCAGGAATCAGAGCAAGCTGATACTGGCTTCACAATGCGTGTTCTTACTTTCAATCGCATGTTTGAAGGTATTGAGTTGCCCGCTAGAAAATTTATTATTCAAAGATATTGGCTGTCCCATACCGGAGATCCTTACGGCACCGGACTTGGCAGAGTTCTCTATCCAATAGTTAAGTTTCGTCGTCGTGCTATTGAATCTTATGTTCTTTATGGTGATAGATACGCAACGCCAACAGCCATTGCAAAAGCGCCTTTATCGGCATCGAACGTTGAAATAGACACTCTCTATGATCACTTATCTAACTTAAGCCAAGAAACGGCAATGATTTTGCCTGAAGGGTATGAACTTGAGTTTCTTAATCCGTCTGGATCAGCGGATATATTTATGAACCTCATTGAATATATTGATAAGGAAATCTCTTTGTTAATATGCGGAGAAGATGAAGCTGGTCAAGCAGAAGCTGGTAGTAGGGCATCATCTCAAGTTGCTAATCTTGTACGTGTGATTAGAGCGTCGGAGCTTTCACAACTTGTTTCTCAAACTCTAGGCGATACGCTTATTCGTTGGATTGTTGATCTCAACTTTGGAGTAAATGTTGAAGCTCCAAGTATTAGCCGTCAGTTTCGTCTTGAAGAATCAACTTTAACAATGGCCGATGTATCACTGATGATTCAGTCAGGATATAAGCCTAAAACTGAGTGGATTGCCAACCACTTTAAGGTCGACTTACAAGAAGAAGAAGATTTTCAAGCCGCTGTACCTTCAGGAGGCGTTGAAGATGGACCTGAATCTTATGATCCCGAAAAAGATGGTGACCTGTACGAAAGTATATTCGGAGGTTCTGACGAAAACAAACCATTTGGAGATGAAAAAATCTCTGAAGACGAAGCTGTTTCAGAAGCAAATAAATAGCCCCTGGTAAATTCTACTCTTTCCAAATCACGAAATAAATGAGCCAAAATCTTCACATCGACTATCTAAAAATTGAAAATTATTTTACAGATTCAGAACTGACAGATATTTTTCACGAACTCGACCAACTAAATCGCCCAGGAATACTTGATTTGCCCGAAGAAACCGGCTCATCTATCGAGGAAGATGGCACGATTCGTAAGGCAAATTTTGGTCTGTTCTTTAATAATGTATATAAGCATCCGAAATATTCGTCAATAATGACGCATGTTCGAAAGATGTTTGATGGTCCTACTAGCACTTATGCGAACATGTCTCTGTGGAATATGGGAATACTGCAGACCACGGCATCTTCTACACTTTTGAGCTACTACGAGAACTCAGATCACTATAAGCCGCATGTGGATGCGTCAGTTATCACTGTTCTTCATTGGCTGTGGAAAGAACCAAGACGATTTGAAGGTGGCGATCTTACGTTGTTAGATACCGGGGAAAGAATCCCCTTAACTAACAACACAATGCTCATGTTTCCTAGCAATTGCTGGCATGAAGTTTCTCCTGTGATCATGGAGGAGCAGTACAGAAATCAAGGATTGGGTCGGTATTGTATCACCACTTTCCTCTACACTGTTGCATACCCGTCAGCAGAGTTTGAATCGTTCATGAAAGAAAATGCTATGCCCGGAACACAATACAATGGTTATCGTTGACAATAATGAGGAGCATCTTGTCACGCCAATAACGCTGGCCACAAATGAGTCACGGATATCTTTACAAATTTGGGCCGATGTTTAGGCACACAAAGGGTAAAACATATCAAATATTCCTTAGCGCAAAGGAAACCACCAGGGGAGACAAAGCTATCGCACCCCCAACAAAAATCTTGCGTAACAATTAAAAAGATGTTTCAAAAACAGCTACATGTTTTTCTTGCAGGCGACCAAACTTCTGCACAAGGGGTAAATCGTAGTTTTTCTGAGAAAGACCTTCAGCAAGTTGTGGATTCTTACGATCCACAAATCCATGAAGCCCCATTAGTATTGGGCCACCAAGGTGATTCGGATTCTTTGCCATCTTATGGGTGGATCAAAGGATTTGAGCGCAAAGGCGAGAATCTTTATGCAAATGTCGCTTTTACAGACATTGCAAAAGATCTCGTTAAAGATGGCCACTACCGTAAAGTTTCCATCTCTTTCTATAGTCCTGATTCACAAATCAATCCGCACCCTGGGCAATGGACGGCACGCCATTTGGCTTTGTTAGGTGCTGCGCCGCCTGCTGTTAAAGGACTTGAGCCTTTTAACTTTGCAGAATGGGATCAAAAGGTTGGAGTCTATGATTTCGCCATTGCTCTTGATCCAATGCAAGTGTTTGATAAAGATCTTGGGCCTACACTTATTCGTGAGTTAAGTCCACTTGAGATGCTGAAAGAAAAGCTAAACTTGGCCCGCGGTGAAATGCAGTCCGAAGTCAATAGGGCTCTCGATGAAAACAACCCAAAAGCAGAAGAAGAAGATGCTTCAGCAGAAGTAGAAAAACAGGAGGATAATGCCTCCGAAGTAGAAAACCCTAGTAACCCAGCAAACTTTGCGGAGCGTCCTCGCCAAGGGGACAATGCGCGATCGATTGCAAATCTTGAAGACCAATTCCCAGTGGAGTCAAAGTTCATGGAAAAAGATGGCATCAGCCGGAAAAAGAAAAGCACCCCTCATGGCCAAGTGTCACAGGTGGTAGAAAATGTCTATCGTGAAGACGAAGACAAAGATGAAATGTCAGCTGACCATGAAGAAATGGGAGCTGACAATCCTAAAATGCGGAATCCCCGCATGCAGCCTGGCAAAGTAGATTACAAAGAAGGCGGTCCAAAAGGCTATAACGGCGATGATCGTTATGAAACCGCAAAAAGTGGTCAGCAACAAGCAGATCGCTATACAGTCGGTAAGACCACTCCTGAAAAAGCCACATTCGGCCGCTATGAAACTGCTAAAGGCCATGACCAGCATAATAATGATGGTGCTAAAAATGGTGAGCAAGACAAAGATCGCATAACCGAAGGTGAATATCGCGATCCCGATGACAATGGCCGTTACACAGCAGAAGAAATGGATCAAGTTTACAACAACAACCAGTACGATGATAACATCGATTACGGCGTGAACAATGGCAAACCGGCGACTGGCAACAATCCTGCAGGGCGTGTTGATTCAGAAACTAAAATGCCAACTGAAACCGAGGAAATGCCTGATAACGAAATCTTCGCCGTTGGGGTGAAAAGCGTAAAAGGTTCAAAAGTATCTCGGGTGATGTACATTCAAGGTGGCGAAAAGATGCCTAAATCATTTGGTGGAGGAGTTCCAGGTTCTGTAATGGCAGACTACGCTGAGCCCCAACCCGCTGAAGTTACTGGCAAAGAGGGAGTTTATGCTGAAGGCGGCAAGAAAAAGCAGCTTAGCGGCGAATTTGAAGGTGGCCCAAATGAGATGACGCTTAAAAGCGGCGGCGTTTATAGCGAGTCAAATAAAGGTGAGCCAAAGTCAACCAAAAAAGCTTTAACTCCTGGCGCTTTTGATTCTGAAGATGATGATGAGCCCGCAGAAAAGACAGGACCTTCCGGTGTAACTGGGGGTGCTGACCATGGTGAAATGGAGTATGGCGATATGAGTAAACTCCCTCCTGCTCTTCGTAAAAAAGCTATGGAAGTTAAAGAGAAAGGCCATTTTGCTGAGGACCACAAAGAGTCAACAGACGAGCGCAAAGAAGCTGCTGATCGTGGCGCCGAGGCCAAGCGTCAACGCAAAGAAGGCAAAAAAGGTGAAGCTCACGAAACCAAAGAGCTCATGAAAGAAGAAGATGACGATTTCTCTGAAAACGTTGAGTGGGAAGTTCGCCATGGTGAACTGCCTGACTTCATCAAGAAAAAGATGGAAGAAAAGAAAGCTGGAAAAATGTCAGATGACCATTCTGAAGTAGATGCGCAAGCTGGTGTTAAAAAATCAGCAAAAGGTATTCTTTCAGGAGAATATGAGGGTGGTGTAGGAGAAGAAACTGGTCCGTCTGGTGTAACTACCGGCGATGAGTTTAAAGAGCACGAAAAAAATCAGAATCCATATAGCAAAACAGGCTTTGGGTCTACCTATAAGGAAGACGAAGAGGAAATGGAAGATGACGAGTATTCTGACTGTGGCGACAAGAAGATGGGCAAAAAGAGCTACAAAGAAGATCCCGAATTTTCTGAGTTCTATGCCGAACTTCAAGCTCTCAAAGCAGAAAATGCTCGTATCAAGCATGAGTATCGTGAAGCTCAGATTGCTCGTCGTCGTGACCAACTTCACAGCTTTGTAGAAAATCTCTATGAATCTGGTAAGATGGTTGATTCAATCATCCCCGAACAAAAACTTATAGAGTTTGCTGAAGGACTTGAATTCGGCACCATGGAATTCTCTGAAGGTGAGACCGCAACCAGTCTTCTATTCGGCATTCTTGATAAGCTCCCTAATCTCGTAGACTTCAGCGAATATGCTGGTGGTTCAATGAAATATGTGGAAGATACTGACATGGACCCACACCAAAAAGCCCTCTCAATGGTAGAGAAGTCTGGTGGTGAAATGGACTATACAGAAGCGCTGAAGAAAGCGATTTACGGCTAATGGATCTTCTCTCGCTTGTCGGAATGGTTGCTAAACGAAAGGGTGACTACTTAGATCAGGCTGAGCGCCTGGCGAAAAGGTACAAGACCCTTGAGAAACTCGAGGATCGGATGAGCGCGGAGGCAAAGGTGATCGTAAAAGGACTGAGAGATCGGCAGATGAAGTTTGACGAGTACGAACGTGCTATGGTCGACAAAACTGTCACTGCCGCTCTCGCGTCTGTCTACCTGGGGTCTGGGGGATCCCAGCCCAAGGAAAAGATGGACCGGTCTTTTTCCGGCATTGTTGGTACACAATTAACTCCTTTAATTAAGTTTCTTTCCGAAACCAAAACCTATTTGGACAACGGCATTTTGAAATACAACGACGACTCCGTAGATTTTGCCGAAGACGACAAAATTGCCCCTTGGTTCCGGCCGGGGGCATTTGAAGATTGGGATATTGATAAACTTCTAGGCGGGGACCCTGGGTCTCCTGAAGAAGAGATTGTAGCTGGCGATGCTCAAGCGGCACAAATGACGGCTGTTGGCAAAACCTGGAAAGGAGTCAAAAGCCGCATTGACCGCTACTTAGTGACTCCTCTGTATTCTTTCTTTCAACTTGGTCGCTTCTTTAGAGAAAGCCAAAACGGAAATCGTGAGATGCGCCGGATTTGCATTCATGACTCACGAACATGCAAAGACTGCCTTAATTACGACAGTATGGGCTGGCAGCCTATTGGAAGTTTGCCAATGCCCGGCAGAGATTGCCGATGCTTTGATCGCTGTCGATGTTCAATAGAATATCGATAGTGGGTAAAACTGGTTTACACAAACAAACTACACAAAACAACTACCCATTAAAGTCCCTTACTATATAATAGAGACATGTCTTTCACTTCTACTAATGCTGCTCCCGCTTATGGGAAACAGTACATCCGTTTCGCTGAAACCTTCACTGGCGACCCCGCTGTGGCTATCGGTGAATTCCGCGCAGTTAGCGGTGGCACTCAGCAAGGTATTGTGACCCTTCCCGGCGCAACTCCTACTTCAATCATCGGTGTGAACCAAGCTTTCATCCCTTTGTTTGCTGACGCTCCTGCTTCTCCTCGTCTGGCTACTGTGGCAACCTCCGGTTTGCTGCTTATCGAAGTAGATCCGGCATCTGCTGCCATCGCATTCAACACTCCTTTGTTGGTGAATGCAATCGGCCAAGCCTCAGCTTCCGGCACTGCCGTAAGTGCTGATGGTACTATCCCTACCATCCGCGAAGTCATCAGCATCGGTGGCCGTCGTATGGTTACCGTTTCTTTTAGCTAATAATCTGGTTGTTTATCGCTTGGCTACTCCTCCGGGGTGTAAGCCCAAGCGGTTGCAACCCGTTGAAATCCTTTTCGTTATAAACTGGAGTACTCCCTCCCATGATGAACCTAGCCCAAACCTATGCGGGCGTAGATCCAATTCTGACTACGCTGGCACAAGGTTTCATGCTTCCGGCGACTAACATCGCCAACTTTATCGCGCCTGTTGTGGACACCCCCACCCGTGCTGGTCGCATTTTGCGATTCGGTAAGGAACAGTTTGCCATTAACGACTTCCGTCGCGCATATGGTACCAATATTCCTTACGTTCAGACTCGTTACGATTCTGAGCCCTACGCTCTTGAGCAAGAAGTAGTGGCTTGGGAACTTCCTGAAGAAGTTATTGAGAACGCTGGTGAAGGTCCTGCTCAAGTTGATCTGCGTGCGATTGAAACCCGCAACGCCATGTCACGCTTGATGAACGCTTACGAGAAAACCGTAAGTGAAGTAGTTACTGTTACCGCCGGTTTCAACCCTTACGAGCCTTACAATGGCATCCCTGGAAGTCAGACTGGTTTAGGTTTTCAAACCTTCACCGGATTCCAAACTTCTTATGGTGCTTCTGCTGGTGCTGCTCCTTGGGGCGATCCTACTTCAAACCCAATCGAAGCTGTACTAACTCTGAAGCGTAGCGTATCTTATCAGATCGGCATTCGCCCGAACTCGATGATTGTTGGTACTGCTATTTTCGACCAGCTATTGACCAACCAAAATATTCTCGAGCGTATTAAGTACACCACAGCCGATTCTATCGATGTGGACATGCTTGCTCGTTACTTCGGTCTTGAGCGTGGCATTCGTGTTGCTGAAGGTCGTTTCTTGGCTGAAAACGGTCAACTGCTGCCCGTGTTCCCTGAGAATGGCATTCTGTTATTCTACAGCCCCAACGGTCCTTCCGATGCTGTGATGCCTTCCGGTGGTGCTAATGCAGCCACTCCTGCTTTTGCTTATACATATCAATTGACTGGCACTCCTGCCGTTCGTCCTGAATATTACATCCGTGAGCGCCGCGTTGTTCGTGCAGAAATTACTGTAGAACGTGCAGTGCATCCCGTGGGCCTCGGCACCACCGGACTCATCGGTTCTGGCGCGATGATCACCAACATCTTGGCTTAAGCCAGGATATATGAGGAGGTGACCCCATGGCTATTTTACGTCCATTAACAAAAGCGCAATACGAAGTATCTTTCACCGCTTCGGGTGGTCCTACTTTTACTGCTGTCTTTACTGAGTTTTCTGGTATCACTGATACCAGCGAATCTTCAACCTACGCCAACGGAACTGGCAATAGGATTTATCATGTTGTTGGTCCACGCACCGCCGACGAAATAACTCTTACTGCTCCTTACGATCCTGCTATCTTTAAACCTCTTGAACAGTTTTGGAATGCTTATAACTGCAATCCAATCACGGTTACCGTAACTCCTCGTAGTTGCGACGGTTTACAGTCTGGTCCTGGTGGTGGTCAATACATTCTTTATGAATGCTTATTAACTTCCATCACTACCGCTGAAGTAAGTCGGGAATCTGGTGATGTTCAGACAATTGAAGTTTCAATGACCGTTAACTACTTTGAACGTAATTAGGTTTTCGCCTAATTAAATTTCGCTATACTGCCCTCAGGTTTACCCCCTGGGGGTTTTTTATGCTTTTTTATAAGAAAATATGATTAAGCACGTTAAAAAGGGTAAAACATATTCAGATTTGACCAGTACGGCTGGAGGGCAAAATTAGTAAGACAACATTTTCTAGCGGCGTTATCGTTACATCAACATGGTTGAATGGGGCGAAAAACATTTATTTTGACGGTCAAGATCTTGATTGGCACTACCCACCCCTTGGACTCGATTCGCTTCAATTTTCGGGTGCCAATGGCGTTGACTCAAGATATGTAACTTTAGCCGGAGAACAATCCGGTTGCTTCAACACTCCTCCAATTTCCGGCGCTAAAACTGTAACCGGACCTTGGAACTTTGGGTATTCTCAAACATCTGGAACATCCTGCTTTGACCTTGGAATTCCACCCAATAATCCCCTAAATGCGCCGCTGTCATTTACAACTAATACTAAATTTAATTTTGCAGGTGGGGTGATTTCGCCCACGTTCGATCAAAAATTTTCAAGTATGGATGATAACGATTTAGTCACAATATTCATATTGAAAGAACGCTTATCGCGGTTATATATCGATAATGGATTTTACGCGAGAGCTGATTCTACTTGTAATAATTACGCCGGTACTTCTGCTTCTAACCAGTGCCCCATAGGTTAGTAAAAAATGCCACGTTATGCACCACTTCCTGCTGTAAATATAGATCCACGGTCGGAAGCCGAGATAGTCAATCAAGCAGCTAAAAGAGTTTATGATGCGAGTAACGCAAAATTAAACGACTTTAGTGCTGGCAACCCAATGATGGCTCTGATAGAGGGCCAGGCATTTGCGCAAGGTGAATTTCTTTTCTGGGCGAATCAACTACCTGAATCAATCCTGATTGAATGGATAGGTCCTTTTCTGGGAGCTTTGCGGCGACTGGGGACTCCCTCTATATCGCGTTTAACTCTTCAAATTGCTCCCGGAGCTTTTCAAGATCTTTTGCCTGCTGGCACAATTTTTACAACCAATTCAAATTTAACAAATGGCGAAGCAATATCATTTGTTACAACTGAAGATTTATTCTTTGCAGCAACTGAGAGTTTTGGTACGGTCACAGTAAGTTCAACTTTAGTAGGCGCTTTCAATAACGTAGCTCCAAATACCATTACTCAGGCGCCTTCAGAAACGCTTCAATTTGTTTCAGTTACAAATACTATAGCTGCAACTGGCGGTTCTGACACAGAAACTTTAGACGCGGTTAAAGAAAGATTTTTTACTCTTATACGACGCCGTAATCCAGTTTCTTCTCAGGATTGGCAAGATCTTTTTGAAGATCTCTTTGGTGTTGGTACGTTTACATCAGTTCTTGCAAATCGCTCAACAAAAGATTCATTTATTTGGCTAAACGATTATGTTTTGTCGGACGGCCATGTATCGTTTTTCTTTTTAAACCCCGACGGTACAGAACCAACAATAGAACAAGTTAAACGTGCACAAAATGTAGTTAATTTTTCATTGCCTATTGAGATGCAAGGGCATGTATATCCCCTTGATCTTAGCCAAGTTGAATATAATATCGAACTTTTTTATGATCCTACTGCTGAATATGCTGGAAATCTTCGTAATTTCTCGCTACGGGTTAGAGATAATTTATTCCAAATTATGACTCCTGGACAGATATTTCCGTCAGGATATGAACAAACAGTTTCAGATATTAACTCTGCTCTCCTCGAAACATTTCCTCCAGAAACTAAATATTCTGAACCAGATATTATTTCGGCCGTTGCCTATAATACACCCTTAGGATTAAACCGCACATCAATTATTACAGCGTCAGTTAAAAACTTTGAGCCACAATCAAATACATTACAAGTCAATGATCTTCTTACAATTGGTGACCCAAATTCAGGGCTAACTGATTCAGCATTCCCCATTATTAAAGCATATACGCCGTACAGTTCTTTAAAAATAGATCAAGTTCTTTATGAAAATCTTCGACTAACAAAAATACTTTCTTGGTCACCTCAAACTTATACGCAAGGGCAAGTTATTCGCAATCCGGGTGTTGAAAATTCTTTATTAGTAGTATTAAAGCAATTTCAATATACTGACGCGACTTTACCGCCAGACGGTTTCATACTCAATGGATCTTTATCAGCACCAAAAGATTTTGTGCCGTATTCTACAGGTAATCAGTACTATGCTAATAACCAAAATACAAGTTTTTATGACCCAGATCTTATAGAGTTTGATCAAGTTATAATTGATGATGAATTTTGTGTTAGGGAATACTTTGAACCGCCTGGAGAGGATAATCTAGCTTATAGGATTGGATGGTTTGTTTATGTGGTGAACCAAGATTTTGTTCTTCAACCTTCTTCTAATACAACCACAGGAGCACAAACTCAAGGATTGGTTTCAAATATTCAAGTTAACATCCCATCTTTAAAAAGTGGGGGAACTTATTTGGCAAATTCTTGGCTAAAAACCCCTGCATTAGGCTCTGGAGACACTCCTCAAATAGACCCGTATTATTACTATATTGATATCACAAAAGGTGTAATTGTTAATTATGCTTATGTGAATGAAACCTTTACATTTTTACCTTCTGAAGGCGAAACTCTTGCCAATAGTTTTACTAATTTAATTAGTAAAGGAATACTATCACCTGTGACTGCTGATAACTCATTAGGCATTCAATCACCTTTTCAGTATAAGCCACGTTTTACTCCACAAACATATTTAACATTTAAACCAACTGCAACATCACAAGTTGAATACTATTTCACATTAACTGGTCTAACACCTACTACAGCAAATCCAGAAGAATTAGTTAATGAAGGTGTTTTATCACGTATAGACACTTCTAATGATCTTTTTGTTGAATTTACAGCGGCAATCACACCCGATCCAATTACGGGAGTAAGTGAAGTGTGTCCGCCACAACAAATGTTTGTATTCAGTCCCGGCGATGTTACTCTTTTTCGAGAAGGAAATACCGTTGTTTCTTATTTAGCTACCCAGCATTTTACACCGGCTTTCACGCCAGGCATGTATATTCAAAATGGTATTCTCGTCCCAGGAGGATTTGTAACAAATAATGCAATTCCATTTTTTACTACAGGAAGCCTTCGTCCAATTGAAGATTTTATAATTTCTGAAGATGGCAAAAATATTTATCGAGTCATTCGATATTTTAATGCTAGTGATACAGTATTTAATTGGGACGGATTTGAAGTGCCAAATACAGCACGACTTGAGGAGCTTTCTGGTAATATTCTTCGTGTAGTTGTTAAATATATTTGTGAAGAAAGTATTGCTGCGCCTAACGGGCCTGCTACATCAGGCACAAAACTAGGCATTGCCCAAATAAATTTTAGATCAAAATCTTCTGATTTAGTGGTCGATAAGTTTATTTGGGAAAATACTAATTTTTCCTCACAAGTTCCACAATTGTCATATGCTACGGGGTCAAAAGAAGTTTTTAGTCCCATTGAATATGGAGAGGGAACTTTAGCATTATGAGTCAAGAACTGGTTCCAATTGCTAATAATTTTGGTGTTATGGGCCTTACGCCTACAGTTGTCACCACACTTGTTACGCCGCGTGCTACGTCTTTCTCAAAAGAATACAAGGAAGTTAATAAACTTTATGTAACGCCAACTGAGTGGATTCCTGGTGGTCGTCCAATTTATCGGCGTCTCCCTGCTGTATCCGAAACCTACCAAGTTGATTTTTTCGCTGATGGTTTCATTGGTTATACGCTTATCCCTTACGGAGCAGATCAATTTGGTGCTGGGTCGATGTACGTAGCAGTATCTGAAGACTTACGCTCTCTTCTTATTTACGATGGTGCCATTGTTTGGAAAGAGGGAACTACACCAGTACTTAAGGCAATCGTTAATTTTGAAGAAATTGGTTTAATATCCGGAAGGTTTTTAGTTGCATATCAACAAATTTATGATGATGCCCCAGAACCTCTTCCTTTTGCTGTTACCGATTATTCATTGGCTGGTTTAGATTTTAATGTTATAGACAGTGCGAGTTTTGTTTTTCAATCTACTGTAACTCCAAATGCAAACGCGTGGCCTTTTCCAGGCAAATATGCTTTTGCGCCCGCAGGTGGTAATCTAAGTTGGAAAAACTATATTGATATTGTTAATCGTGTTCCGCAAGCCAATAGCGGAGTACAACCGGGTATTCCAAGCGAATATCAGCCATTACTGGCATTTCTTTCTTGGTCTAGCCCGCTTCCGTGGAAACTTGATAGTATAGTTTTAAGAACATCTTTAACATCTAATTTGCCGGATGCTTCATTGTATTATAAAGAAAATGGAGATTGGCAATTAGTGCAAACTACAAAAGTATCAGAAGATATTAATGGATTTTTTTGGAATTTTCAAACTGACAATTCACCACAAAATGAATGGAAAGTTGAATGGCCTGACTATTCTAAAATAGAAGTCAAAGATATTACAGTATCAGGAGTTTTATTTGTAAATACTAAACCATCAACTGCAAGAACTCGCGCCCAACTTTCGATATATCCTACGAATCTTGTTCCAAAAGATGAGAAGTTCTGTCGATTAGCTATTATAAATGTTAACGATTTTGAGATTCAAAAGAATAGTCGTGGAGAATTACTTGTTGAAGATATTCGAAATATTTCAAATCGAGACTACGAGCCAGTTGCCAATTGGCTTACTACGTATTGGGATGAACGATTAATAAATATTTTAGAAAAAACAAAAACTTATACTCCCGGATTTCTTGCACCACCAACTTTACTAAAAGCTTCATATTTTGACTTAGAAGAATTTGGGATAAAAATAGCAAATGAGCCACCTCCTTATCCGCCATCTCCTCCAGAAGTTATTGAAACCTTATTGTTAGGTGCTTCAGTAAGTTTTTATCCTTCTTTGGGCCTTGGCACTTTGGTTGGCGCCACAGTTTCTTTCTCACCCATACCATAATTTCAATGGCAACTTTAATCTCAACCACAGTAACTGAACCACTAGAAGGTATGTGGCCCCAAATAATGAGTGTGGTACAGGAATTTGACCATCCAGTGATTTTCACTGAGGATTTTCAAGTTATTTTTTATGCCAAAAATAGCGACCTAACTTGGCAAGGACAAATGGCAGCAAAGCCAGTTCAGTTTGTTCCAACACAACTTTCTTATACCATTCAGGTCAGCCCATTTGCAAATGGCAGTCTTGGTGTTCTTGGCATTATAGGAGGTCTTCAAGATATTTATGGAAATACAGTTGACTTACAAATAGGAAATGACTTTAGTATCTATAATACTAACATACTACCTTACTTCAATAATCCTCAAATTGTGGGGCAAGGTTGGGGAGGAACAGATGAGAACAGAATTTTACTTCCCTCAGCTATTTGTCCAAACACGACACCTCCACAAATCAGCCTTCAATTTGGGCCTTTTAGCACTTCGCAGCCTGTTCCGCAATGGTCAAATGGTAACTTTTTTACTTGGGTGAATTTTGCTTTTAAGCCTGAAATAAATGGCGTACCATTTGTTTGGGAGCCGCCTTATTTTTATGCTTTTAGTGGTTTCGGCTTTCCATTTACACAATCATATCAGTCTCTTCTTCCGCCTTGGCCATCACCTTCTGACCCATCGGTTCTTTATAATATTTGCTCATCTGGCGCGGCGAGTCAAGGAAGATGGGATACATGCGGATGGATTCAACAGTCTCAACGTTGGCAAGGGCGGGCCCAAATTTGGTTATTTGGTAGCGATGTCTTTACTGATGGTGTGGTACCCTGGACGTATCCGGCAATTGCAAACCCAACCGGAGATTTAACTCCTTTTTCAATCTTTGGTTTCCCACTTGACTCTCAACTTCAAGTCTTTAAGGAATATCCCTTCACCTACATCACACCCTGATGTCTAAGCCAACCCTCTCTCCTGTTCAATACGAGCTTCGAAATGAACTTCCAATTGTTGTTTCTGATGAGCAAGCCGCACAAATTGCCGAAGTAACGACAAGAGTTAATAGCCAATTGGCGTTTGCTGCACAAATGCTTGGGTGGAATGGTGCAAATTATTGGGATTCTCTTACTACAACAATTCATCAAAAACGGGCACTTCTAACCGGTTCATTCGGAGTATATAACTCTTATACTATTCTTCCACTTGTACAAATAAGGACGTGGGAGCAGCGCATTTGGACAGAATTTCGGCCCAATATCGCCATTGGCCAGCGAGTAATCATTGGTGACCAACAAACGTATATTTATAATCTTGAGGAGAAAGATGGCATTCTTATTCTTGATTTAGGCCAACTTTCTGATATAGTTATTGCATTTCTTGAAAGCGGTGCTGCGATAAAAGTAGATTGTCCTGAAAACAGACCTTTTCCGTTTAATCGCCCAACGGCTGAAGCAAGTGCTGATGCTTATTTTAGATGCTCCGTCGGTGCAACAACAAAAGAAAACGATTTTTATATTTTTGCCGATTTGGTCCTTTCGCCATTTGACCAAAATAATATTCTTCTTCCTTACAATAATTTAAGTCTATTTGCAGGTTCATATTACTATTTTGATAGGGCTGTTTATATTTCAGCTTCACGATTTAATCTAAGCCCATGGATAGAAGCCCAATGGATTGAATCAAAAGGTTTATGGCAAATTTACGTCCCAGAAGAAATTATTGGTAATGAAATTGCTTTAGTTTGGGACTATGCAGTTGAAAATACGAATAAAAGGGTTATCTCCTCAACAAAATGTCAAGTTTTACAATGGCAAGATCCGTCTGATTGGGGTGATGGAGGAAAGTTTTTTAATCCTGTACTTGACGAATACCTAATTACGCGTACTTACAATACTGCGGGATTAAATTACTCTCTTGGAACTCGACTCGCCTTAGGCGATAACGTTCCAGTTACTGATAATCCTCTTTGGTATGATGCAGGAAATGAAATTGTTTATGCCTACTACGGTTCACAATGGAATTCAGTTGGAAAGGTAGTAGGATCAATTCAACTTACTGGCGATCAAGCCCCGCCGCCTGCGACATATGATTTTGTTGCAGGTAATATTTGGCAAACGCCTGATAATAAAGCTTACATTTGGAATGCTGGAATTGAAGATTATGACTTTTTCTACTTTTTTCCAACTGGAATAGTAGATGGATTCTTTTATATAGATCCAAGTTCTCAAACTGTACAAGGTTTATATTTATATGATCCTGACAATTTTTATATTCACTGTCCTGACTTTGTAAACTCCGAAGGTTTTATTTTCTATAACACCAATCTAAATGATGAGGGTTTTTATATAAATAACCCATGTGTTTCAAGTAATGATTGGTTTGAAATTGAATTTTTTGGTACAACTGGCATCTCGGATGTTTGGACACTTGCTTATAACTCAAATCTTAATGTTTTAGCTGATGGCGTAGAAATTCCTACACTGTTTAGAACTGCAGATTATGAAATTTCATGGGGGACTTCTGGGGATTTTCTCTCTGTAACTTATCGAGCTTTGACTGAGGTTGGAGAATTATTTGTACCGCGTATTACAGTTGGATCATATAATGGCGTTAATATTGAATATGTAGATATTAGTGATGACTTTACTTCACGTCCTGTTACTGTAACCACAATTCCTTATCCTGAAATAGGTGTTCTTAACAATTTTAGAGGCGCTTGGGGAAATAAAGGTGGTGCAAGGTCGATGGACTTTGTATTTGATTCGCTTGACATACACGGATATAATGAGCAAGAAGCATTGATGCTTCGTGAGGTTAATGAAGCAATTAGTTTTGATTTCTTACTTAATTTAGTAAGTGGAGCCACTATATTTATTGGAGATAGCCCACCACCAGCACCAACTGTTGGAGATTATTATTATAATAATGAAGTAGGGGCTCTTTCAGTATACTACGAAGATCGCGATAAACTATACCATTGGGTTGAAGTGAACTACCCAATCTCAATCTGTCAGATAGGAACTCCAGATTGTTCTTACAGCCCTTTGAAACCAATCCTTTCTACAGGTGGTTGTTTTCTAACTAACGGTGATACTTGGCAAGATCCTGGGAGCACCGCTGTTACTGTATACTACGATTCCCCCAATGGATATAGTGCATGGGTGGAAATGAATTGGAACCAGGAAACAAAACAAGGATGGCAAGCTGTTAATCCACCAGAGTTACTTCCAGACTACTCAGTATTAACAATTCTGCTAACAGACGATTTTATTACACTTGCCCCCGGTATTCCTTATACAACTGCAGACTACTCTTTCTACTATA